AGCCAGGAAGAGGCTTGCCCGTCAACCCCAGTGCGGCAAAGACTGGTGGCTGGACCGCCCGGACCCTCACCACTTCTCCACGTAGCCAGACCGCTCCCGGTCTGTCATCAGCGGCAAGTTGGCCCGCTTGCGCTCCTCATACTGCTTCTGAGGCAGATCGTCAGGGATGCCCCAGACAGGGGCACGTCTCTGCTCTTTTCCGGGCGTTTCGCAGCGGCACGGGTAGACCCGGATGGCCACAAGAGTCTCGCGTAGCCCGTTCCCGCAGCAGCACAGCTCCATCGGCTGGCCAGTATCCTGGAACGAGTGGAGCCCCGCAACCGAGTGGCGACGGGGCTCCTGCACGAAACTGGAGATCGACCAGGACAATCTATCGCATTAAGGCCGGGTCGGGTAGGGACCCTCCTTGATCCGGTCGGTGAACTTGACGCTGACCCTGTTGAGCCCTCCGTCGGATATCCATCCACGCCCGGGTCGTGTTGGAAACCCCACGGTTCGCCCGGGAGACACAGGAGTCACGCCGTGTGTGTACTTGTGGTATCCGGTAGCACCGGACCTCTCTGTAACCTGTAGGGTCTCGGAGTCACGGGCGTTTCTTTTGTCGTAGCACTCGACACGTCCCACCTCGCTGCGTCCTACCGGGCTGGGTGAGGTAACATCCCATGACTTCACACGAGCTACGACACAGGATAAACCGATCATCGTGCCTACAGAGATGTCTATACCTCCGAGGTTGTTGTGGACTCGCTCCTTCTGAGTGATCTCGTCCGCATCTGCCATGATTGTCCCCTTCGTCTCTTGAGTGTGGCAAGGATAGCATGACGGTCGAACTGAAACGCAGCAAGTGGGAAGTTGTTGCCCAACGCATTGCCTTGGGCGACACCGATGCCATGGCCTACCGCAAGGCAGGCTATCGGTCCAAAGATCCACACTCCGATGCCAATACCCTGCTCCGTCGCCATCCGGAGATCCGAGAGCGGGCTGTCCAGCTTCGGGAGCAGATGTTCGATCGACAGGTAGATACCCAGCTGGTCACCCGCCGTGAGGTGATCTCGGAACTGCTGGAGAACCTCCAGTCAGCCAAGGAGGGCAAGCTCTATTTCGATCGCCATGGTGAGCTGATCGCCACGGGCCGTGACTATGGTGCCATCAATCAGGCCCTCAAGCTGATTGCAGACATTGAGGGTATGATTGTCCGCAGGTCTGAGCAGCGCGTCACCGAAGGGGATGGTATCCAAGGGGCGACACCGGCAGAACTACTGCAGACCATTGACAACGCCTTCGACAAACTGGGGTTCGACTTTGACCTCACCCAACTCGCCGACAGCTTCGCTACGGGACCTACAGAGGCTGGCACATCTGGCAACGGAGATGTCCCGGTTCCGTCTGAAGTTCTTCCGACCCTACCCGAGACAGCTGGAACATCTCTGGAAGGGGAAGGATTCCCGATTCCGGTTGTTGATGGCCGGGAACCGCGTGGGGAAGTCGGAAACGGGAAGCGCGGAAGTGGCGATGCACCTGACGGGGATCTACCCGGAGAACTGGAAGGGGAAGACCTTCGAGAGGGCAATCAAAGCCTGGGTCGGCGGCGTAACGTCCGTCTCGACTCGTGACATCTGCCAGTCCAAGCTCCTCGGCCCGCCGGGTTCCATCGGTACGGGCTGGATCCCAGGAAATCAGATCGTCAAACTCGTACCCAGCCGGGGCAACCCAGGCGCTTACGAATATGTACTCATCAAGCACACCTCCGGTGGAACCTCGGAGCTGTACTTCAAGAGCTATGAGCAGGGTCGGGAGAAGTGGCAGGGTGTGGGGGTCCATGTCATCTGGCTAGACGAGGAGCCGCCCATGGCCATCTGGAACGAATGCCTTGCACGGGTACCAGAGACAGAAGGCATCATCGTCCTGACCTTCACACCACTCAAAGGCTTGTCCGAGGTGGTACGGACCTTCTACCCATATCCCGACAGCCACGAGAAGGCCATCACGCGAATGGAACTCGAAGAGGCGCGTCACGATGATGGGTCAAGCCATCTGGCTGACGAAGAGGTCGCGAACATGAAGTTGCGCTACCCGCCGTACGAGCGTGAAGCCCGACAGAAGGGCATCCCGGTACTGGGTTCCGGATTGATCTATGCCGTCTCTGAGAGTGAGATCATTGAGCCGCCGCCCACGCCCGGTCCCTTCTGGGCACGGATCATTGGGCTAGACCTGGGAGGTGGCGAACATGCCACCGCCTTCACGCTACTGGGACACGATCGGGACACCGATTGCGTCCATGTGCTTCATACCTACAAAGCCGTCGATGCCAAGATCGCGGTCCATGCCGCCGCCATCAACTCCACATCTCCGCGTGTGCCGGTGGCTTGGCCCAAGGATGCCCACATCCGGGATCGTAACGATGGCAGGAAGTTCGCCGACATCTACCGCCAACATGGCACCTTCATGCTCAGGGACCATGCCCAGTGGCCAGACGGTTCGGTTGGTGTTGAGGCTGGGTTGGCCGAGATCCTCAACCGTATGGTCGAGGGCCGCTTCAAATGCTCCTACAACCACCAGCATTTCTGGGAAGAGGTGCGCGTCTATCACAGACGTAACGGGGTGGTACACAAGCAATTTGACGATACGATGGACTCATTGCGCTATGGCATGATGATGCTGCGATACGCAAAGCGGATTCGTGAGAGGTCCTGGCCAAGCCATGCCCGCTCAATGTACGATCCGCTGGATTCTGAACGTAACCGACAGGGGAGGATGAACTGATGGGTGGTGGCTCTGGCGGGGGTGGGATCGACCCGAAGATCAAGCAACGCAAGATCGAGATGTATAGCGAGTTGAACCGTCAACTTCTGTTGGCACAACTCCAAGGCCTTGGCGGAGGCCCAGGTCTTTCGCGCTCGCGTAGACAAAATCCTATCGGAAAGTCCTCGGAAGAGAGACGGGAGGACGAGAAAGCCAAGACTCTTCCCACATACAAGTGGCGCGACACAGGCAGGGCAAACTCGCTACCCGGCAACAGGTTCCGGCTGGTGCCCTACACCCCCCCTGACCCTCACCGCCCCACCGATACCATTGTCGGCAAACAGGGCCGTCAGATGTACAGCAACTGATTCAACCAAAAGGAGATCATGATGATTGACGGCACTCCGGTACTACTGGCGGGGTTTATTCCCCCGATGATCGCAGCCATTGTGACGGGGATAGGCGGAGCGTTGGGGATTGGCGGTGGCACTGGCGCTGCGGCTGCGGCTGGCGCTGCGAGTCTATGGGGCGCTGGCGCTGGTGCTGGCGCAGGTGCCGCTGGCGCTGGCGCAGGTGCCGCTGGCGCTGCAGCCGCTGGCGCTGGCGCAGGTGCCCTTGGCGGTGCGACTGGCGCTGCCGCAGGTACCCTTGGCGGTACCACTGGCGGTACCCTTGTTGGCGGTGCGGCTGGCGGTGGCGCAGGTGGCATTTTCGGATCGGGAATTGGAGCAAGTTTGGCTCCCGCTACGATTGCTTCAGTCGAGACTGGCCTCACCGGCTTGGCTATATCTGGCGCAACCACTGGCATCCAAGCTGCGATAGGCAGCCCGAAGATGCCAGATGCGTTCGCAAATGAACTACCCGAAGGTCGAGCAGCACGCGCAACCCGGCTAAACCGGATAAAGCAGCGACGGGGCTACGGAGCTTCGATCCTCAGTCCCCTGGGTGGAATGTCTAGGGCACGTCTCGGCATACCGACAGTTCTGGGTCCTGGCCGTTAGGCTTAGCCCATGGCTACCGAGACCCCGCGTAGCACCGCTGCAGCGAGTTCACTTCTCGACCAGTTCTTAGGTGCGATTGGTCTTGGAGATGACGAACGGACGGAAGTCGGTGCGGGCTTTGCCGAACTGATTGGCGATCCCGCAACAGACGAGCAGCTCGCCGAGTCTACTGCCTTGTCCATGGGTAGGAACGAGGCCGAGATCCGTCTCTGGAACGATCAGCAGCAAAGCGCGCACGCTCGTGTCGTGGACAACCAGCGTCTTCTGCAACAGATGACCGACCTGAAGACGATTTCGCAGGACGAGTTCCTGGAGTTGTCCGACCGTAATGACATCCTCCTGGAACAGACGACTGCATTTGAGGTGCCCAAACAGCTTCGCTCACTCACTGGCTTCGCCTCCGTTCTTGCTGATGCGGTTGGGCAGGTGGGTGGTGGCGATCGTATGCGGTCGTGGCTGGAAGAGTCGCAGGGTGTCCGGCAACAGATGGATACGGTAGGCCCAGTGGGTGTTGTACTTGGTATCCATAGCGCGCTTGACAAGATGGACTTCGAGATCGACACCACCTACGAAGCCAACAAGATAGCGCGACAAGCTGCAGCAGAGCCGGATCCCAAGAAGCAGAACCAATTACTGGGACAGCTGACACAGTTCGTAACGCGAAGCCAGTTGGCCATGGGTATGGCGACCACAACTGCGGGTGGTGTCAGCGTGACCAAATCGGAGATGGAGGACATGGCTAGGACCGCAGTAAAACAATTCGGAGAGGGTCGCGTTGACGAAGGGATCTATCTAAACCAGATCAACCAAGAATCTAAATGGGATCCCGGGGCGCGCAGTGGCAAGGGTGCTGTTGGGCTCCCACAGTTCATGCCAGCTACCGCACGCGAGTGGGGTCTAAGGGTCGATGGTTCCGTTGACGAACGCTTGGATCCGCAGAAAAGCCTGGAGGCAGGCGTCCGATACATGGCCCACCTGTTGAAGATGTATAGGGGCGACCAGGCGCTAGCCCTTGCCGCGTACAACGCAGGCGTGGGAAACCTCGCAAAGATGGCCGTGACTGCGCCGGGGACAAAGTCGGATGTCTCCCAGTGGCCCGAACCGACCAACTACGTCAGGTCAATTCTCGGTGTCGAGGGAAATCTGAACGACATTTTCTCGCGTGGCCATCGGAATTGGATCCCGCTTGTGGGCAGTTCCAAGAACAAGAAGCGGTGGAGGAAGGATGGTGTTTGATGGCGCTCGAAACAGCCAAGCAAATCGTTGAACGGTTCGATCTCCTCAAGGGCAGACGCAAGAGCTTCGAGTCTAGTTGGCAAGACGTAGCAGACTCGATTCTCGGCTTGCGTTCGTTCAATGAGACGCATGAGCCGGGTCGCCAACGCATGCGGCGCATCTACGACACAACGGGCTTGCTTGCTGGGCATCTTCTCGCTGGGTCGCTGCATGGCATCGTCACCAACCCTGCTGGTCGCTGGTTCAGCCTGGACGTCAACCCCAAGGGGCTGCGCCAGGATCCGGAGATCGACTACTGGTTGACAAGCGCCGAGGCCAGCCTCGACATTCTTTACAAAGCACCGGAGTACATGTTCCCGCAGTCCGCACAGGAGTTCTATGTGGACTATGTGTTCTTCGGGACCGCGATCAACTACATCGAGGACGAACCGGGCCTCGGGCCGACCCACCACAGTCGTCCGCTTGGGGAGTGTCACATCGATGAGTCTTCGGAGGACCGTGCAGATACGGTGTTCCGTCTGTACAAGATGAGTCTGCGGAAGTTCCAGCAAGCGTTTGGTGAGGGTGTTGATCAGGAGATCGATCGGAAGGCCAAGGCCAACCCGACAGAAGAGGTCGAGTGCATCCACCTGACCCATCCACGTTCTGAACTGAAGACAGGCAAGGCACGCCAAGACGAACGACCGTGGCGCTCCGTCTACATCCTGAAGGCCAAGGAGAAGATCGTCCGGGAGTCGGGCTACTGGAGTTTCCCCTGGCAGATTGCACGCTGGGGACGCGACTCTGGCGAGATGTATGGCCGGGGTCCGGCTTGGATGGCGCTATCTGACTGCAAGATGTTGAACGAGATGGGCAAGGTCTTGATCTCCCAGAGCCAGAAGCTGATGGCACCGCCGCTACTCGTACCTGATGATGGCGTGTTGACCCAGATCGACACGAGTCCCGATAGCCTCAATATCTATCGAGCAGGTGTGTTCAAGGATGATCCCATCCGTCAGCTGCCAGTGAGCGATAAAACACTGATCGGTGAGAAGATCGTGTCCCAGCGACAGGAGATGGTCGAGCGGGCGTTCTTTGGTCACCTGCTCCAGCTCTTTGACGGAACGCCAATGACGGCAACCCAGACACTGGAGATGGAGACCAAGGCAGCACGCATCCTGGTCTCTACCTTGGCGCGTGCTGCGGCGGAGTGGGCAGAGCCCAACCTGCGCCGGACCATGGATGTGGCCGAGCGTGGCGGTTTACTTCTTCCCAGACCTCCGCAGATGGAGGATGTCCCGATCACGATCACCTACCTGTCGCCCGTGATGCGGTCGCAGCGCCAGCAGGAGTCTCGGGCGATTCTCAACACCTGGGCTGCAGCTAACCAGATTGCCCCTGCCAGTCCGGAGGTGTTGGATCTGTTGGATGCCGACATCAGCATCCGAAAGATTGCAGAGGCCGAGGGCGTCCCGCCGGAAATCCTGGTCAATGATGTGATGGTGGCTCAGATGCGTCAGATGCGCGCACAGCAGCAGGAACAGCAGCAGATGATGGAGAAGATGAGTCAGGCTACTGAAGCGGCTGGCAACATACTGCCGGGTGCGGCACAGTACATCAAGGCGACGCAGCCGCCGCCTGGAGGCCCGCTGACCTGATGAAGGCGCTCGCAAATGTGGCCGAGCTTCGGTTGCACCGACTTCGGATGCGGCGTTACTACCGGATGTGTTTTGAGGGTCCTGGGGGCAAGATCGTCCTCTCGGACCTCAAGTCATTTTGCCGATCGGATCAGGACCTGTTCGATACAGATGCGCGTAAGGAGGCCTATCTCCTCGGGATGCGCCGGGTCCTGCTTCGGATCACCAGCTTTTTGAATATGAGCCTTGAGGACGTCGAGGCTTTCGGACTACCCCATGAGGTCGAGGAGGATTCCAAATGAGTGAAGGAGCCGTACCGCGAATGGAAACGCCCGAGGTCGTGGGTCAGACCGAGGAGACCGGAGAGTCTACAGGGGCTTGGCAAACGCTGGTTGGCAGTCTACCGGAGGGTCTCCAGCAGGATGTCAATATCGGACGGCACCAGTCGTTCGAGAGCATGGCCAACGAGTACGCGAATCTCGTTCCGGCCATCGGCAAGAAGGGCGTTCTCCTACCCAAGGCCGACGACGTTCAGGATGTCCACCGTTTCCTGAAGGAGCTGGGGCGTCCGGATGCGCCGGACGGTTACGACCTGACCGAGTTCACTCCGAATGAGGGGGTGCCCTGGAGCCAGGAGAAT